GAATTGTAGGCCGAGGTATGGGTATTGCCCTTAGAGGTGGTGGCGCGGTAACTAGGGGAAAATAATATGTCAGATCAAAATAGAAAGAAAAGAAAAAATACGAAATCTAAAAAAAGTAAACAAGTAGATAGATTTGGGGTTAAAAAATCTTTACCTGTAGAAGTTTTAAGAAAAGGTAAATATGATCCTTATCAAAGTGGAAGGATAGAAGGAGAAAATTGGTTGTATGGGCTACATGAATTACACGGCACTGAATACACTGGTCCTAATCAAACCAAAAAAACTTCCAAAAAACGTGGAGGTGGAATTGTAGGCCGAGGTATGGGTATTGCCCTTAGAGGTGGTGGTATAGTATCGAGGAGTAAATGATATGCCAAAAGTAGGAGACAAACATTTTACTTATGATGCAGCAGGTCGTAAGAAAGCAGCGGCTCTTGCATCTAAAACAGGTCAAAAGGTGGAATACAAAAAAGGTGGTTCCACTTCTAAGAAAAAGAAATCTGGTGGTAAGAACTGGATTCAAGGGGCTGTTAAACGTCCCGGTGCTTTGCGTAAAAAACTTGGCGTAAAGAAAGATAAAACTATTACTTCTTCTCAGCTTAATAAAGCTGCAAAGAGTTCTAATCCTACTACACGCCGTCAAGCCAATCTTGCTAAAACTTTCAAGAAAATGAGGAAAGGTTAATGAGTGTGTATACCGCTCCTTTAGAGGAAGATACAATGGATGATTATAAAACAAAAGAAGATTTGGGTAAATGTCCGAAGTGCGGTAGGCTAGGTTGCGAATGCGATCCTGAGACATGTGATTGTGAACCTAATTCTAAAACATCTGACCTACTTAGTATAGACTTTGAATAGAGTAAAAACTTATGGCTGAGAGTAGTAACGTAGAACGGAATCCTTATCTTACCCCTAATAGTCCCGTTGAGATGATGATGGAAGAATCTGAAATTGAAATCATCTTACCAGAAGAAGAAGAATCTCCTGTAGACATGATAATGGAAATGGTCGAAGAAATGACCTATGACCATAATGAAAACCTTGTAGATAAACTTGAAGCTAGTGAACTTGATGACATTGCTTCTAAAGTTATAGAAGGTTTTGAAGCAGATAGGGAAAGTCGTGGAGAATGGGAAGCTACCTTTGAAAAAGGCTTTGATCTCCTTGGCTTGAAGCTACGTGAAACCAGTGAGCCATTTGAAGGAGCATGTACGGCTGTTCATCCTTTGTTAATTGAATCTGCTGTTAAGTTCCAATCTAAAGCTACTCAAGAATTATTTCCTTCTAAAGGTCCAGTAAAAACACAGATACTTGGTAATCCTACTATTGAAAAGGATCGTCAAGCTACTCGTGTAATGAACTTCATGAACTACCAGTTAACTGATCAGATGCCTGAATACTTCAGTGAACTGGAACGGATGTTGTTTAATCTACCTGTCTTTGGTTCAGCCTTTAAGAAAACCTATTGGGATATGGCCTTGGAACGTCCCATGAGTGAGTTTGTTCCTATTGATCAGTTTTATATTTCTAACTTTGCTTCTGATCTACAGAATGCAGAAAGGTATACGCATGTAGTCTATCGTTCCCCTAATGACCTTAAACGTGACATCGAAGCAGGGATGTACACAATTAGTCATTACGATGATGAAGGACTTCCTGACGCTACTCCCGTAGAACCTACTCCAATTAAATCCAAGATGGATATGATCCTTGGTATCTCCCCTAACTACGATGATGAACCACAGTATACTATTCTGGAACAGCATTGTTATCTGGAGATTGAAGAAGAAGTAGATGATGAAGATAATGCTATGACTGTAGCTCTACCGTATATTGTATCGGTAGATGAGCATAGTCGTAAAATTCTTTGTATTCGTAGGAACTGGAGTGAAAGTGATCCTCGTAAAGAGAAGCTTCACTGGTTCACTCACTATCGTTTTGTACCAGGATTTGGTTTCTATGGTCTAGGATTTATCCATTTCCTTGGTAATCTAACAGCAACAGCTACCGCTGCTGTAAGGAACCTTGTAGACGCAGGTCAATTTGCTACCCTTCCGGGAGGATTTAAAGCTCGTGGTGTACGTATTGTAGGAAGTAACGATGCAATTGCTCCGGGTGAATTTAAAGAAGTAGAAGCTACTGGAATTGATCTAACTAAATCTATCATTCCCCTGCCCTACAAGGAACCTTCCCAAACTTTAATGCAAATGCTCCAGTTCGTTACAGCGGCTGGTCAGAAGTTTGCTGATGCTACTGAGCAGGTTATATCGGATTCAACCAACTATGGCCCTGTAGGGACAACCTTGGCCCTTCTAGAGGCATCTACGAAGTTCTTTAGTGCTATTCATAAACGGTTACATTATAGCCAGCGTCAGGAACTACGTATTCTTTCTCGTATTAACTATGATTTCCTGCCTAATGAGTATCCTTATGATATTGCTCATATAGAAGGACAGATATTTAAAAGTGATTTTGATGGCCGAATTGACGTTATTCCTGTATCTGATCCTAATGTACCATCTGCTTCTCACCGTTTAGCTATGGCTCAAACAGTTATGCAGATGGCTCAACAAGCTCCACAGGGTATGTATAACCTACGAGAGATTAACAGAGTGATGTTGGATGCTACAGGTATTGAGAATCCAGATCAGTTTCTTATTCCTGAGAAACATGCAGAACCTCGTGATCCTATCTCTGATCTTAATGCAGCGGCACAAGGATTACCTATTAAAGCTTTTCCTGGACAGGACCACCAAGCTCATATAATGGTTAAACAATCTTTTATCGCTGATCCTACCCTTGGACAGAATCCCTTAATGCAAGCTTTAGTCCCTGTACTTCAAGCAAATATTCGTGAACATATGATTATGCAGTATGAAGAACAGATGTCTGGTATGCTCACTCAAGGTGTGGAACAAGCTGGTGTAGGAAGTCCAGAAGCCATTAGTAAAATTACTCAAGGGGCTGCACAGGAAATTCTTCAGAATAACCAACGTATGGCTGAACAGGGTAATGTACAAGATTTAGAACGGATGACTCTGGAACTACAACGTCAGCAATTAGAACTTGAAAAAGAGAAAGTTAAAATTGATGCAGCACAAAAAGCTGCTGACATAGCATTACAAGAAGAAAAGCTTGATCTTGAAAAAGATAAGATTGAAGTAGATGCGGCAGAAAAACTTGCTAAGATTAAAGGAGTGGCTAGAGATAGAGAAATTGTAGCCTCTAGTAAAACCGCTGATAGGGATGATAAGTTTCTTATTGAGATGATGAAGCTCTTAATGAAAGAAACAGGAGCTACTGTAGAAAAACTAAAAGAAGAAGTTACTTTACGTCCTGAAACTTTTAATCAAGGTGGTACAGTCTTTGGTATGATTGGAGATTATGCTAACCAATTAGGTGTTAGTATAATGGATTTATTAAATCAGCTTGGAACATACTTCGAGGCTCCTGAACCATCGACTCCTAGTTCAAACATACCATCTGAATTGGGTCTTACTCCTCCCCAAAGACCTACAGATTTAGGAAGAACTACATCTGCCACTACTGAAGATTATGTCTCTGGTGTACGTACTCTTGATCCGATGGAAGGATATAAAGCTCCTACTATAGGAGAAGTAGAAGTTGAGGAAATGCCTCTTCATCCACATTATCGGGGTATAGAAAATGAATCCTTTACAGAAAGAAATACAGCACGTAGACGAAAAGGGGATATAACAGATCGGTTTGGTGCAGAATTACGAGCAAAGAGTACTCCAGGAGCCGCAGAGGCTTGGAAAGAAGGACATGATGATTTTTTAGCTTCACTCAAAGGAAAACCTAAAGTGGAAGAAGATGTATCAGCGGAACTTATAAACCAAATTACCGATGCTCCTCCCGCTATGGAAAGAAAAGTAGAGGCACCTGTTGATCCTATTGATGATTTACCAGAAACATCAATAGGTGCAGAGGGTTATCGTAGTCCTGCTATAAAAAAGAAATCATATTTTGATGCCAGTGGTAAATGGGATTATAGACCAGGATCAAAATTGAGAGATACACTACATCGAGCCGAAACAAAAGATTTTAAAAATCCGTGGATTTATACTAATGCACCTAAAATACAGAAAAAAGATGGTACATATGTAGCTAGTTCAGCTTTTGGTCCTAGCCAAATAATAGCATCTACAGCAAAAGCGGCTGTAAATAAATATCCTAACAATAAAATAGTTAAAGATAAAGG